ACCAGGCATTAATCCTCGTTTCTTGAGCCAAAATATACTACAAAAGGAACCGGAAAAGAAAATACCTTCCACGCAAGCGAAAGCTACCAATCTAGCGGCAAAACTGGATCTTTTATCATTAATCCATTTAATAGACCAGTCTGCTTTTTTCTTAATACAAGGGAAATTATCAATTGCTTCAAATAATTTCTTTTTCTCTGCAGCATCTTTAATGTAACTATCGATTAATAAGGAATATGTTTCTGAATGCACATTTTCCATCATAAGCTGAAATCCATACGCGGCTCTGGCTTCCGGTAATTGAACCTCGGATAAGAATCGCATCCCTAGATTCTCTAAAACAATTCCATCCGATGCGGCAAAAAAAGCCAAAATCATTTTGATAAAATGCTGTTCATTTTTATTAAGGGTTTTCCAATGAATTAAATCTTTAGATAAATCAATTTCTTCGGCTCGCCACATACAATCAAACATTTTTTTGTATAGTGACCAGATATCATGGTCTTGTAACGGGAACATTACGTAGCGATTTGGGTTTTCGGCGAGGAGGGGTTCGTTTTCATTTTTTGACATCCTAAATAATATCACTCAATATTTAAATATTTTTTAAAAAAATAACTTACTACATAGCTTATTTTTCCAGAAAATAATTATTAAAAATCTTTTAGAAACAAGTATATCTAATTAAATTATTAATTAGAAAATTTAATGATAATTATATATAAATGAGTCTTGCAGAAAGAGATGCGCTCCTTCAACAATTAAATATCGCCATGAATAAGGTGTGTGATGAAGTGGATAATATAAAAGAAAAGGCGAGTTCGTCTAGAAATTCATATATGAAACATTCATTAGAAGAAATTGGCGATGAAGAAAAAGAGGTGAAAAATATTATTGACTATTTAGAAGAAAGTTTAAATAGTACAGATAATGAACAAATTGGAAAGAAAATAAGACTGGCTATAAAGCAAGTAAAATCAAGTATTAATAAAAAATCTAACAATAATGTATAAATGGGAAATAAAATCTGTTCACAAACTAAAAAAAAGGGAGGAGGGCGTAAAAAGAAAGGTGGTAGCTGCGGGTGTAATGCGAATTCATCAAGTGCGTCTTTATTTGGAGGCTATAAATATACAAGGCGCGCTAGTTTGGCATCAGAAAGACGTTTAAGTCAGCGTATGTCTAAGAAAGGTACATCTAAGAGAGTTAAGAAAAGAAAAAATACTCGTAGAAAAGCTACGCGTGGAAAAAAAAGACGCAGAAAACGTAAAAGGCGCCGAAGCTAATTTTTCCATTTGCCTGTAATTTGACGATACATTAGATTTCTAGGATTCTTTCTTTTAGCTAACATGGAATGATAATACCTTTTCCATTTTCGCTGTATAATCTTTAACCATACTGTCTTAACAATACATAAAGAGTAATTTCCGTGATATATTCTTTGGACAATTTGAGGGGTGCAAGGGTTTATTGCATGACTATAATGACGAATAAAGGGATGGGGTGGCGTGGGATTACGTTCGATATTAATAATATAGTCGTCCCCATAGAATTCATCTAAGGTGATATTATCGTGATAGAGGTAAGAGGAATAGATATAATTTATATTATGAATGCAGATATCTTCGACAATTTCAACTGTACCGTGAATATTAGGATTAAATATTTCACAATATGCTAATTCGAATTCGGTGATCATTGGATGCTTTAGGTAATATTCACGGATGGGTTTAATCAATTTTTTTTATTGAAATATAGTATAATGAAACTCGATAAAATTCTTAAGAGCAAAGTTCTTTACTATGTGGCTTTAGTGCTTATGGTTATTAATGTTTTGGGATACGTTAGTTTGGGATCAACCGAATGCGTCGTTATTTTTGGAATTACTACCTATCTTGCTAACATGTTTACTAAGAACCGTTCATTGGATATCCTTTGCGGTCTTTTCGTAGCCAATGTTGTCTTTGGATGCGGACGTGTTAAAGAAGGATTTGATAGTCTTGAAGAGAAAGAAAAAAAGGTCGAGATGGAGCAAAATCAGAAAGCAGCAGAAGATAGCTGTAAAGATAAAAAAGGAAAAAATTGCAAAGGCAAAAAATAATTAATCCATAATTATTATTTTATATAAATTATATATAATATAATGGCTTTTAATGTGCTAACGAATAAATATGTCTTATATGTTTTACTATTTTTTGCTATTACTAATGTTTTAGGATATCTAGCAATGCATGATTATGAATCTCTTACTTTAATGGTAGCAATTGGCGCTTTGACGCATTACTTTAGTAGAAATATGATTGTCATTTTAAGCGCCGCAATATTGGGGGCGGTATTATTAAGAGGCCCAATGAGAAGCGAATGGGCATGGACCGAAAAAGAAGGGTTCGCAATAGGAAAAAAAGATAAATACCCAGAAAAAGAATCGACAAAAGTCAAAGAAACAATGAAGGTAGAAGAAAGAGCGGTCGATCTTTTAGACAAAAAAGATACGCAAATAGCGATGGCTGCAAATGAATCAGAAGAAGATCAGGTTACTGGAGGTGAGCAAACTGATTATGCTAGTTCATTGGAAAAGCAGTTTAATTCTCTCCAGGGTATTATGAAAAGCGGAGGTAAAGACGGGGATATGACTCAGGATAATTTAGCTGAGCAAATAAGACAACTCGAACCTATGTTAAAAACCGCCGAGGGATTGATGACAAAACTCGAAGGATCTGGAATGTTGGGAATGGTAGAGAGATTTGCCCCCCTAATGGAAAAATTCATTCCATCCGGTAATAAGAAATAAAGTTTGCAAATATATATAGATGAGTAAACGTTGTCCACCAGGTGTTTTATGTATTGAAAATATGACTGTTATATTTTTAATATGCATTTTAGGATTAGTAGGGTTGTACATGTATCATACAAAGTCACGTCAACAACAGGCGCCTAATCAACCAATCATAATTCAAGAAAAAGTAGTTGAAAGAGGATTTTTTCCAAAATTTAATAAAGGATTTAGTAATCACCCCGGGAATGTACTTTTAAACCCATTTGTCGCTCCTTTAAAAAATAATACATTTTTCCCTCCTGATAGTTCCGATCCAAGGGGCGTTCCCATAAATGTTAGAACTAGAGGGTACGATACAAATTATTCTCAGACAGGGTTATTAACAAGAGTTAATGGTAAAGAAACAATGCTTCCATTAATGGGAAGAGCTTTGCATACAAATAGAAATAAATGGCAATATTACACGATGAGTGATAAAAATAACAGTATTAAATTACCAGTTAGTAGAAATGGGAAAAGTTGTACCAATGAGTATGGTTGCGATGAACTTTTTAACGGGGATACTATTTATGTAGAAGGTTACAACGATGCCTTTAAGGTTACTATTTATGAAAATAACCAACCTCGCTATATTCCTTTTATATAATATATTTCATATATATATATATAGTAGGCATGTTGAGTAAATTATCTCTTAAATCAACCTTTAGAACAATCGTGCAACCAAACAAAATTTTTATTGAAAAATATGAAAAGTATAGTACGTTATTTAGCCCATTGGCTGAGATTGAGGAATGTGATAAACTGGGAAAACATGATGATAAATATTACATTCAAAAAAATGGATATAGTCAAAAACTATTTAGGTGGTGGTGGAATGAAGATCGCACTAAAACATTTGCAAATATAGATATCGACTTCATCGAATTCTTTAAATTTTGCGATGAATTAAAGACAGATAAACATAAGGGTTGGACTAATAACTCAATAGTATGCAATGGTATGATTGAGCTAGTTAATAAAATTATACCAGGGCTTTATAATCTTAAAAAAACGTATAATGGATGCATCGAGGAGTCAGAAGGAAATAAATTATGTATTAAAATTGACAGTATTATTTTTACATTAATTGATTTTAAAACAGAAATTAATAAACCAACAATTATTCTCAGTTCAAAACACAGAACATTAAGTTTTTAATTAAATATTTGATTTCATTTATTTAATTAAATTATGCAACCCTAGGATCAAGCTCGCCAATAGGGGTAGCTATAGCTATCGACGCATCTATAGGTGGGTCTGGACCTATAGGTATTGCCGGTACTGTCGGTATTGCCGGTACTGTCGGTACTGTCGGTATTGTCGGTACAGTCTGAGGTTGGTTTTCTTGACCAGTACCTGTACTATTCGATTGTCTCGCTGCCGAACGCGCTAACATTGCCACAGCCTGTGCTGCCAATGGTCCACTAGGCTCTTGTATTAACGAAACTGTATAACCGGGTTTTATACCAGGCGTTGGTTGTATTAGTATAGAAATAAATTGCTGTTGCGCCATACGTTTTTGACATTCATCATCGCAATCATCGCCTTGATATCTATTACCATCTAATAAACGTCTTGTTTTACGCCTTCGTTTTTTTTTAGAACTTTTCATTGTCTTGCGCAATTTGTTTAATCCCTTTTGCAGCCCACTGTTCGGATCGGTAATCTGTCTATGTGCAAAATTTGCAGCGTCTTTAGCTGTCGTTCCTACCTTTGTTGCTGCATTGGATACCCCTTTGCGAAGCGCGCTGTCCGGATTGCCAATTTGATTTACGACTCCTTTTGCAGCGTCTTTAGCTGCCGTTCCCACTGTTGAGGCTACCGTTCCTGCCGCTGCCGCTGCCTTTTTTGCCGCCGTTCCTACCACTTTTGCTGTGCCTTCTGCCAATGAATCAGGTCTGCCATCTGCCCATATTTTTGGGCCTGAGGATTTTTTTTGCTCTTCTTTGCACTCTTCTGCACTTCTCCGAGTTCTATTATCTTTAATCCAATTGATAATATTTGTATTGGTATAAGGAGCTACAATAGGTCTACAATTTATAAGTAGAGGGGTTTCTCCTTCACATTTTTTCGGCAACAACATATATTCGGTAATTTTAAAATTTTTAGCAAATTCATTCATGGCTTTTTCAGTATATTTAGTAGCTATTTTTTTCATATTTAGATTGACCTTGGTCAATGAATAATCCATATTATCTCCAGCAGGTATTTTAACTCTTAGTAACAGATCTCTAATATCGCATTTACCACCCCCCGCTAAATCCAACGGATTGGCATCAGCTGTAATTGGGGCACCATCGTCACTTGGGGGCATTGGTCCCCGAGACCGTGGCCAATATTCCAATCTTTCAGGCCTCTTTTGATCGTCATAGCAGTCGCCTCCTGATAGGGGTGCTCTTTTACAAACAGCATCTTTTTTATTTTCACTTTTTGATTTTTTCATCCATTGGTCCAACCAGTTTAATTTTAAATCTTTTTTTCCTTCTGAAGATTGCGCAACGATTAATTTTGCCCATCCACATGATATCTTACACGCATCATGGGTTGCGTTAGAATCTCTTTTGACTTTATTAGCTAGTTTCTTGGTAGCACAACCAGCCAAAGCAGCGACACCTGGTCCGCTTTTTTTTCGAACTAAAATAACTCGATTATTTTCTACTTCAAATTTTTCGAGTTCATCAACCCCAAAAAGATCTTTATAATTACACCAACCTGTTACTGCACTAAATAACAACCACAATTTACATAGTCTAACTCTCATCTCGGTCAGATTTAACGATTTGTTCTTACCATTAGATAGAGCTTTATACTTATTAAATAGTTGTAATAGGTTTGCCTCATCTTCTTTACCTTCTTTTTTTGATAAAGGCTTCTCGTCAGTGGCTGTATCACTTTCGTGTTCTGCAAATAAGGGTTTATATTCGTCTCTTAAAAATGACGATAATCCACTCATATAAAGTAATAATAATTTGAACTTAATCCATAATGGAGAACTCTTGGGTATATAGTCTAGGTTTGGTTGCAATGCTGTACTTTCTTCGAATTGAATGTCATATCTTTTTTCTAATGTGTTTTCAACCTGGTCAATTTGAATTATTTTACATTTTTGATATTTTATTTTGCGCTTACCATTTATTTCTTCCATACTTTTGACTTTCTCCAAATATTCTACCGTATCGCCAATTTTAAATGTATTCTTGTCTTGTTTTTTGTTTTTTGGGTTCCGTAAAAGAGCAGATTTAATTCCATATAATATTGTATTTTCACCGCTTTGTTTTGCATCAAGTGACATAGACCAACATTCGAGCATTAATTGATGCGCGGATAATATTTGTAATTTAACCCAATCGCCAGTTTTAATAGGATCATATACATATTGTTTTGTATTATCTGATGATCCTCGTGTTTCTAATAAAAATGTATTTCTTCTCACACTCTCAAATCTAGTATTGAAAGCCAAATTGCTTTGACGCATCTGTAATATTTCGGATATGGCATCATCCGATGCATTGGGTTTTCCTTCGAATACTTCATTGAATCTTTTTCGTTCTTTAATTTCAATTAATTTTTCCGCATGTTTTTCCATATCTACTAATAACGACATACTGCGACAACCATTAAATTTTTTTAATAATATTTTTTTTGATATTTGTGCTCTGATATAATTCGTTTGACATTCTTGCATTAGCCTTGTTTTTATTTCTGCTGATTTTTTCATTCGAATTTTATATTCTTTTTGAAATGCTTCTTTATCTTCTTTCTTTATTTTTCTTTCTTCTTTCGTTCGTGATGCTTCATTTATATTTGTTCTAATCATAATACCATTGACACGTCTTAATATTAATTGCTTGACTTTTATAGGTAATGTTTGTGTTAAATTTTTTCCCTCAGCATCCTTCCAATTTTTTGGTATTGGAATATCACCGTCTAATTCGGCTTCGTCGTTTGAACCTTCTAGTAAAGGTACAAATAATAAAGTTTCTTTTTGCCACCAATAGTTTAACATTTTATCTGTTGGTGCCAATAAATACATATTTGTAAGTGCCACATATGGGAGAGACATAATGTTATCCCCTTTACTAGTTGTACACGTGTTAAATATGGTATTAATATTCATACATGCTTTTTTGACCGTTTGCAAACCGCGACGTATCATGCTATTCCTTGGCTGTATTTTATTGTTCGATTCATTAAAAAAAGACTGACGACCCATATCTTCCATTTCCTTCTTATATATATCTTCCATTCGCGCCTTCTCCTCCTCCAGATTCTTCGCGATGCCGCTTGCCTTTTTTTCCATATCGTCTTTTGTGGCTTTCGACAAATCTTTATTTTTTCCAATAGTGTATTTTTTAAGACAGGCTACTTGACTTATCGCATTGGCTGTCATTATTTGACCCCATATTTCCATTTTTCTTTCTGTCATATTTTCTTTCTTTTGAGAAAGATTTGCTAATCGCGATTGCGACGGTTCACAATCATTTTTTTTAGCCCATTGCAAATTACAATCTATATCAATACTGCCTCCATATTTATATCCCCATGTATTTTGCATCCATAAAGAAGTACTTGTGGTTGTATCACTATCCGGAGTGATAATATATTTACATATTTCTTTCCAACTCTCTAATTCTTCTTTCTTATTCCAGTAATTTGCTCCCACTAAATTTGCTCCCACTAAATGTGACTTTCCTGGGACAATTTGATTTGGTCCAAAAATAATTATATCTTCTTTTTCAAGTTCGCTTTTAAACAGCTTAAGAAAATTGCGTCCTAGTGTATTATCTACATTTTTAGCAAAGCACCAATCGGGTATGACAAAATAACCTAATATTTGACAAGCCATATTATGTAAAGGAGACCAAAATACTTTCTTATTGGAACTGGGATATGGACACGAAAATTTATCATTTAATACTGCTTTTTGGCTGAAAGTCGTTAATTCCTTAAGTGGTGGTTGATTTGCGTACTGTCCAAATAATTTCATATACCCTGAATTATCTTGTCTTGAATATGGAACGATATAGCAATTGGCGCCAGATAAATAAAGCTTTCTCCAATTAAGAATAAGAAGTTGGATATACAATATTTTTTGAATGATATTAGTACCATCCTTTTTGGCGTTGCATGAATATCTGGCCATTGCCAATATATTTTTACTAGTTTTTTCTTTGTTTTTTAATATTTTTTTTTCAGCGGAGGAAGCGGCGCCTCTTTGCGAATGATATCTCAGGGTATTCTTCTTTAGATTAAGTTTATTTTCTCTAAAACTTCTTTTTCTTTTTCTACCCCCTTTTCGTTTCTTTTTTTTTCCATTTTTCTTTTTTGTTTGATTTTTTATTTTAAATATTTTATCTATCTTGTTTCTAGAAAGTTTCATATATATATACATAAAATGGATATTTTTTTATTGTAGTATTATATTAAATGAGTTGTTCATCAAATCCTATAAATATTAAAAATACAAAGGAAATTTGTCGAGAAGATTGTTCTTATAGTTTTGAATATAACCCAAATAGTTCTGCAATAATATCCAATATGGTAGATTATTTAGACATTCAAGTTGATGGTAAAAATACAGTGAAATTTAATTCAATAGATGTTACAGTAACAGGTGTCCGCATTTATCAACCCTCATTTCATCTTTTTGATGGTAAACAAACCGCTGCGGAAGTGGTGATACAGCACAAAAATCCCATGGGGGATTCTTTATTAGTTTGTATTCCGGTAATAGCCAAAGATGGAAGAGGTGCATCGAATAGTTTTTTCTCTAAAATTATACCCAATATTTCAAATGAAGATAAATCTCCTCAAACAGTTAATGTGCGACAATGGTCCCTTAATGACGTGGTTCCATCCTCGCAATTTTATTATTATGTGGGATCATATCCATATAAACCGTGTAGTGGTAAATTGAATATTATTGTTTTTGGCTCAGATAATACTGCTACCATCAATTCCAGCGATCTTAAAACGCTACAAACATTAATAGATCCGGTTTCTTATACAAAGGCGCAAACCATTGGAGGCGCTGCAAATAAAGACTTGGTTTTGATGAAAAATCCAATAGGTGCACAAGGTCCTAATTCAAAAGATAGTAGTTATTATATTTTTAATGATTGCGAGGCCATAACAGGCATGGATGATCCAGGAACACAATCAGTTAGAGCCTCGCTTATACCGGATACATCCGGGTTTGCACCACCGTGGGTTATAACAATGCTGATCAGTTTTATAATCATTGTGGTAATAGCGGCTATTGCGATGATGTGTTTTTCAAATAACGAGGTTGAGGCTCCAATGGCAACTATTGTTCCCCGCACGGCAACTGTTGTAAATAAAAAATAAATATATAATTATTTCAAAATATATTTATTTTATTATATGGCGGTAGCCGAATGCATATCATCTTGAACGGGTTTATAACTAGCATTGTCTGCCGGGTTGGAAAGGTTGAAGGAATAGGGAAGCTTGCTTTTAATTACAATTTCCTCAACCGTAATAGGGAATTGATTATATATATTTAAATTGGAAGTCTTTGCTTTTTCACTAGGAATAAATTTGCTCATAACCGTTGAATGAGCGCCGGCGTGACCTGCGGAACGTTTGACTAATTCATATCCAGCGACAGCACCAATTGCTCCCAAAACTGGGTGCGACATGAATAGATTTAATACCACAATAACCACTACTATTTTACCAAGAACGGAATCAACTAAAGCTCCAAGTTCTCTTGGAATATCAATGGGGAATACAATAAAAAGAATTAAGATAAGAGACAGTATATAATAGTGCATATGATTCTTTGGTATATTTAGTAAATTCTTCATATATCATATAATTATATTTTTTATTTGAAGGAAATTGAAATGCATATAAAAACGGAACGTCAAAATACAATAATGAATGAAATGGCTACGTATCTGGGACCTAAGGGTTATACGATACTAAAAGAATATTTAGAGATTGATGAAATTAACTTAATAAGAAAAGAATTAACCGTTAAACCCTTTGTTCCTAAAAGTTCACCGGCTTCTCCGCCTGCATTTGCAGTATATAGGGAAAGCAAACGAAAAATGTATCTTCCAAAATTTTATGGATTGGAAAATTATGGAAAACCGGAAGCCAGTATTACTCCGAATGGCGTAAATATAAATATCCCATTCGAAGGAGATTTAAGAGATTATCAAAAGCCTATTGTTAAAAAATGGTTAAAAGCTGCCAAAAATAAAGGTGGTGGTTTGATTGAAGCTGATTGTGGAGCTGGTAAGACGTGTATGGCGATTTGGTTGATAGCGCAATTAAAGAAAAAAACATTGATTATTGTACATAAGGATTTCTTGTTGAGACAATGGAAAGAGCGATTAGAACAGTTTATGCCCGCAGCTAAAATTGGACGAATACAAGGTCCCATAATTGATGTTGAAGGTAAGGATGTGGTTATAGGCATGTTACAGTCATTATCTATGAAAGATTATGATCAAACCCTATTCCTGGATTTCGGTTTTACAATTATAGACGAAGTTCATCATATATCAGCAGAGGTTTTTAGTAGAGTATTATTCAAGGCCGTTACTAAATATATGCTTGGATTAAGCGCTACTATGAATAGACAAGATGGTTTAAGTAAGGTATTTAAAATGTTTATAGGTAATGTAGAAGCCTGTTGGAAACGTGGACCACAAGAAAATGTTAAAGTAAAAGCTATTAATTACGTAAACGATGATCCGGATTTTAGTAGAAATCTGCGTAATTATCGCGGTCAACCGGATTATGTAAAAATGATAAGTAAGATATGCGAATATACTCCCAGAACTGAGTTTATTCTATCAGTGGTGCAAGATATTTGGACTAAAAATAATAACCAACAAATAATGATTATAGGACATCGAAAAAAACAATTAACTTATATCCATGATGCTATTAAACACCGAGGGTTTGCAACGGTTGGTTATTATATAGGGGGTATGAAAGAAAAAGATTTGAAAATTACAGAAGGGGAAAATATAGTGGTGGCTACGTATAAAATGGCAGAGGAAGCTCTTGATATTAAATCTTTAACTACAATTGTTATGTCAACTCCTAAAAAAGATGTTCGTCAAGCTGTTGGTAGAATTTTAAGAAAAGGCGGTGAAAAATTAGTAATTGATTTTATTGATCAACACGATATATTTAAGAGACATTGGGATAAAAGGCGTAGGTGGTATAATACACAAAAATTTACTATATCAATGACAGATGTCGAAGGGTACACCGATGATAACTGGGAATTAGTGCCAAGTCGTAAAAAATCTACTAAAATGACGAAGGTTAATACCGAACCATATAGTTCATTATTAAACGGAAAATGTCTTTTATAATAAAGACATTGTTTTACCAGCAGGCGCTGCTTGATCTAAGACTGGCGAAGGGCTTCCTTTTCCAGTAAAGTGATTATAATTATCTTGACAAAAGTTACCAGCTGTATAGGTTGGTGGGCTGGCCAACTGTCCCTCCCACGAACCACCTTCTGCTCCGGCAGGTAACTCTAATGTTCTTGTTAATGGCGTATTGCTACCATATTGCGCATATCCACCTTTTTGAGTTTTACGACCTCTCCGACGTCCTCCCTTTTTACCTTTACTTTTCCTTTTTCCTTTCTTCTTTTTACGTTTTCTCTTTGAACAACTACTGCCACCGGCTTTATCGGACAACATGGAAGCACTATGAACAGTTTTTACGCCTTTATCTATTACACTAGTAACTCCGTCATATGCCAAGGTCAGTGGATTTAATGATGCACCTGCTTTTCTTTTACGTGTTCCGCCTCTTTTCTTTTTCTTTCCTCCTGTTCCGCATCTCTGAGATTTTGAAGTTGAGGTAATGGGTGCGTGATAACCTGCTATATCCGCATTTCCTTTAAGAGTTGGTTTTATATAACCGTAACCAGCCGAATTATATTGATTATATGCTGCAACCGATTTACCTGCTCCTGATTGAATATCTGCCGGACCTTTGAAGTTACGTCCAGCTCCTAGTTTGAAATTGGGAATTAATCCGCAATTTTTATATCCTGTAACTGAAGTGGTAGCTGTAGAATGAAATCCTTGACCAGTCCCAGATGGTGTACCTGAGTTTGCCTGATTAGAGGCATTATTTGCCGTCATGCCGTAACCTACTCCTCCTCCTGCCAAACTATGATGCTGAGAAAGATGGCGCTGAGATTTGTAGTGTGAACTGTTTCCACCACGTAATGTTCTTTTTTCTGCTACAGAGAGTCCCCTACTTCCATTACCGCCTCGAGTAGCGAATGCTTTAAGTCCTGCTCTAGGATCAAGAAGATTTGTAGTAGCACCACCTCTATGTCTTCTTTTTCGCCTTTTATTTTTTGTTTTGCGTTTTCTTGTTTTACGTTTCTTTTTTCTTCGGCGCTTCTTCTTTGAAGACCTGCGTCTTTTACCACCACTTTGACCTACCAATCCCTTATACATCTTAATACCGCAACCGTCCACCCCCATCCCTTTCCCAGTACAACCTCCAACGGGTCCTTCGTTTGATGATAAAAATCCTCCAGTATGTGCATTTGTTTTATTAACTAATGAAGTCATGTTATATATATATTAATATCTATTTTTTTTTTCGATTATCATAATATCCTGTTTACTACAGATCTCGCCTTTTTCTAAAGGTTCGATCGGAATCCAACTTTTGAACTTATAATTATAAACGCATAGAACTTTGATTTTTTTTTTGATATCTACAAACTTGTCTAAACGCACGTCTTCAAATTCTTCTTCATCATCACTTTCTTCCAGAAGATCTAAATTATTATTTTCTTTTATTTTTCTAAATAACGAGTTCATAAAAACGCTAGTTTTATAATCGGATATAAAAGCCGTTGAGTATTTTTCAATATGTGATTGTTCCGTGTTATAATAAAGAGAGTAAATATCACATGCAATCTCTGCCTTTACTAAAAATATTTTCTTGTAAATCGTGTTATGTTTGATTTTTTCATTTAAAAAATTCATATTTTTCTTAAAATATCTATGCTGAATACAGTATAAATCGTATGGTAAATCTTGAATTAATTTATCTATCGAATTGCGAGTTCTTGTCATAATGGGGACTCCGAAAATGACGTTATTTTTATTTAATGCGACTTGTTTAATATTATTGTTCATCAATAATGAAATTTTTCCAAGTCTTTCGAGTTGATTGGAACGTGATAAATCTTGACCTTTGTAATAAAATATATCTTCTACAAAGAAAAATGGTTGTCTATTGGAATGCACCATTGTACCATATACAATGGTACCTAATCCACTGCATAAATCGTCTTTAAAACAACTTGGTTTAATTGTAATTCCTTTTATAGCATTTTTTCTGTTATCCAACTCCAAAAATATACAAACTGAATATTTTTTGAAATTTCTAAACCATGCAAAGTATTTACCGCCTTTTGGCATTGCTAAAAATATATTAGCAGAGGAAACTTTCTTATGAATATTTTTAACATAAGAAAGTTTTACACTAGGAAATTTGCTCATTATATAATTTAAGTCATTTGATGTAAATTTCATTCTTATAATTATTATAATTGAATCTTTATATTGTTTATAAAGTTTGATATGAATTTGTGAAATTGTCACTAAAGGACATCGCTTCTGGTATATTTTCAGTTTGCGTTTTTGGAGGTTGGGGGATTATATCGGTTTGTAAAGATAATTCCTTCAAATAATTTTGTAATTCATTTTTCATGGCTTTACTCGAAGTTTTTATCTGATCATCTTTTACACTATTATCTTCCGGTATTTCTTCTTTTTCAAATGTTTTATATATTTCTTCATATCTTTTTGTTGGTTTATTTACTAAATCTCTTACTTTTGGTGTAGTTAAATTATTTTGCAGAAATCTATAAATAGAATGTATCAATACAATCACTACCAATGATATAACGATTTGTTGAAAAATCCACAACAACATTGTATACTAAAGATATTACATAAGTTTATCTAAAAACGAACCAATATCCTCTTTTAAAGAATGATTGTCATAAGATTCTGGACTCTTGAAATAATAATCTACAATACCGTCGAGTGTTTCTTCCACTATAAATTTAAACTTTGACCCCTTTCTTGGAGAGAAACTCCTAGTTTTAAGTTGTATAATTTTATTAACGAATGGTAGCTGATATCTTTCATCTGTTTTCCCCCATTTATTAGGGGTTATCATAAAATCCACATTTTTGACATATTTTTTGATCGACATATTACCCTCTTCCATTAAATTAAACTTCGATACCACAAGAGCATCATTTATATATTTAAACATTCCATAATGTGTTAATAATATTTTATCAACTCGTTCACTACAACTACAATCATTCATTTTTTGTTTAATATCACAAATATCAATGTTTTCATCTGGATAGTATCTCATTTATTATTATTATTAGAAACTATTTAAACCATTTCCGAAATGGATATACAAAATGACAAAGGTAGTACTAATAACCAAAGCTGGAACTGTGAAAACAGAAACGATTAAAAAAGTAAATGTAGCTGAGTTGTATAAAAAGTGCAAATATAGAAAACCCGATGATTTTAAGAAACGTCACACGTGGAAATACAATAATAAATGGGTATCAGTATACTCTAAAGATACGGGGCGTGCTAATAGTGAAAATAAATATGATCTACCACCTCCTATTGATAAAGATTTGTATTTTGGTAGTCTTTTGATTATCATGCATAATAATGAAACACCTGCGGACAAGGAGGTCTGTGATTTTGATAAGGAAACGTGGTTAAAAGTTTATGAAAAATTATTTGGCGGATTTGACGATCTTTGCGAGGAAGAAGAGGAGAGTGAAGAAGAGGTAATTCCCGAACATTTTAAAACAAAAGAAGGGTATTCAAAAGAAGATGGATTTATTGTGGATGAAGATGAGGAAGAGGTTGATGAAGATTATATCTGTCCCAGTGAAGGAGAAGAAAGTTTAGTTGATACGGAGAGTGGCGATGAAGAAGACGATGAGGCAAAATATGGAGGGGAAACCACTGATGATGAATTAAATGATGAGGAGGCAGTGGAAGAAGAGGAGGATAGCGATGATTACCCTGCATCAGAATTATCCGAAGAAGATTATTCATACTAATTGACAATTTAATTCATTGAATAAAAAATAACAAATGGACCATTGTGTAAATAGTACGTGCGCAGAATAAGAATATGTTTCATTTATTTGAAATTTATAAAATAAGAAATTATTTAATATAAAAGATAAAAACCCAATATAACCAGCTTCGTAAGTAAGTTGTTTTGTAGTACAAAAACTATAATATCCAATAGTAAAATTACATAATATATCGTAATACCTCAATTTTACACTTTTATCATTATAATGATAAATCAAGCCGTTAATAAATATTATATATGCTCTGTAACTATTATACTGGTACATTAAATATATATATGGTATAAGACCAATCATTGGCATTGGTTGCATGATAATATATTTATTTTAATTTTAAATGCATTAAAATAAATTGATTTAAAAATAGACACCGTTTAAAAATATAAACACAATGATAACAGTAAAGGATCCAGTCAAGTTCAGAGAGAATATACGTAAAAAATTAAATAAACTTATTAAAAAGAAAAAAATTACTGAAAATTTAGAAAAAGGGATTTATAACTATGCAATTAAAATAGCGAAGGATAAAAAGGTAGTAAGAAAATGGGAAAATAAATATTTTACGATTCTTTATATCGATAAGTTTAAGAGCATTTATAATAATTTGAATAAAAAAAGCATTGTTGGTAATACAACCCTTCTGACAAGACTCAAAAAAATCGAATTCCAACCCCACGAATTGGCATTTATGAGACATTATCAAATGTATCCTGAAAAATGGAAAGCTTTAGTTGATGCCAAAATCGAGAGAGATAATAATGCTACAAAAGTGGATGATACCATTGCTACCGATGAGTATCAGTGTTGGAAATGTAAAAATAGGAAATGCACCTATTACCAGATGCAAACCAGATCAGCAGATGAACCCATGACAACTTTCGTATGTTGTTTATCCTGTGCAAATAGATGGAGATGTTAATGTATTATTCTTGATAAAAAAATAATATATTTTTATTATAATGTTAAATTTCAAAACTGATTGTTATCGTGGTGGTCAAATACGGAGACATCCAAAACCCAGATGGCACGGTTGTTTAAATTTTAAAAAACCATCTTGTCCAAGAATGAATACTCCGTCGCATAATGTTTTGGCACCATCGAATGCACAACATTCGAAAGTGATGCGAAATGTACAATATTTAAAAGTAGCCGCTCCAGGAAGAGGAAGATGGCGAAAAGTTTGTTGGAAGCGATTTAAGTTGCAACAAAGAACTGCCGAATATCAAACACGTATAATTACTAATTCTACAAATAATAAATATAATTTAGTTATTAGAAATGGAAAGTTTGCCGATTTACCGAATGCGACAAATATAGATGATTTAAAGATTGAACCCAATTGCAAAAAAAACTTAGTTATTAGAAATGGAAAGTTTGCCGATTTACCGAATGAGACAAATATAGATGCTATTCGGCATTATTCGAAGTATGGGAGAACAGAAAATCATCTATATTCTCGTTCCATGATTACTACTCAGAACTCTAAGAAATATAACGATTGTACATATCAAATCATGAATGAAAATTCATCAAATACATTTTTGAACAATAAATTATGGGCTCATTTGCATTGCTATGATATTGACAAATTCGATGAAATATATGGTAAATATATTGATGATGTAATGAAATATTTTAGCGTGGTAGTTACGTATTCCAAGGGTGATAATATTCCTAATCATAAATTTACTATATTAAAAATACAAAATAAAGGGATGGATGTAGGAGCAAAAATGTGCGTCATTAAGTTTTTAAAAGATAAACAAATTGTATTTGATTTTATAATGATGTTACAATCGAAATCAAATATTTATAAAAGGAAACAATATTTTGATCCGTATCTTACAAATTTAAATAAAATTGTATCTAATTTGAACCAAGATATAGGAATATGTTGCTCTAACCTTTTATTCGAAGGCAATCATCATTTTAAAAACACACATACACTTTCTTGGGGAAGAAACGAAATATGGATGAATTATATCATAGATAAATTTTTATTACCTAAAAACAATTTTGTATTTCCTGAAGGTAATAATTACATATTACATAGAGAAGTTGCAAATTATATATTTGATAACAGATTTGATGTTTATCAATATTTGAATACATTTGACAGTTTTGATCATTCATGGGTTGTAAATTACTATAAATTACATAAAATGTCAAAAGAACAAGTTTATCAAAAATATAAAAGAGAAAACCTATACGGAAACAATTTAAAATTAGGAAAAGGATGGGATGGTTTAGCAGATTGTATGATTGAACATACTTTTGAACGTATACCTTTTAGTGTATGTAAACTACTAAATAAAAAAGTAGAAATAATAAATTATGACTTTAATGAAAAATTAAATAAGTATATTAAATTTAATGAACCTTTTAAACATTCTCCTGTAGTAATTATTGCTTGTCACACTAGCAGTGAGTTAAAATTGCTTTCATTAATGAATAATCTTAAATATTTTTTTGAAATGTATGATTTATTTTATATTGTAAATAGTACAGAATTTAAGGGCGATATTGAAAAACACATTGAAAAAGATGAATTTGTAAAAAATAATTATATCATAAATAATAATTTAACTAATGAACAAGCAAATTCTTATGCAAAATATAATCCTGATTTGATGGATTTCAATAATAAAGATAATATTGAACATTATAAATATCATGGTTTAAAAGAAGGTAGAAAAATACCTAATTTAAAAAAATTGTATATAAACTATGAAGATAATAGTAAATATGTATGTCACCAAAAATGGTATAATTGTCTTAAAAATAATATTGATTTTACAATATATGAAAGTTTTACTTTAACAAATGATAGTTTTTTAATTACAAAAGATTTACCCCAAATTCAATCGGATGATTGTGAAATGAAAGGTATTATAGATGGTTTCGAGGGAAAATATCATATACCTGATTTTTTTAGAATTTATAATGAAAATGGAATACGAAAATGGATGAATTATTATATCAATAATAAAAATAATTGCAATAGTTTTTATGATATGATAAATATAATGGTGCTGGGTAGTCAAAATATTTTTAGAAAAACAGATACAGTTTTTAAAGTACCTAAAAATTATAATAAAAATATCCATTTTGATAAAAAAAATAGAGAGTCTTTTTATAGTAAAACAAATTATCCAGTAATAAAATTAAAGGCGCTACAAATGGCAGATTATAAAATACCATCTGAAGAATTAAAAAGATGGGTTAAATTATTAAATAAAAATGATAATGAAGTGTTAAAAGAAATTTTAAAATATATACCTAATTTTAAGCTAAAAGATTATAAAAATAATAATATTGATTTATGGCATATGAATGATACAGAACTTTTAAGTCATTTCACTACATCTGGTATAACCGAAGGTAGGAAATATAATAAAGAACAAGCGAGTGGTATACCCGATTATTTTAAGAAAATTATACCTGAAAATATTTTGGAGATTGTGATGTAGTATCATAATAAAATTACTGCTTCGAACATTTGAAGTGGATAGACACAATTTTATTTTATCCGTACCCATCTTCAATGGACACGGATATAGTACTGTTTTTTATATCCAAATGTTATAAAATCATCTTCGAAATTAATAGTATCTAATATATATATATATATAATGTCTATATCAAATAAATGTGATTGTAAATGGAATACCACTCATAAATGTGCGGATACAAAATGTTGTTGTCCAAAACCTATCGGTTACTCGGGATTGAAGTTGCCAACTGGCGTAGATAAGTGTACAGATAGTAACAAAGAATGCAATCTTCAATGGATTAATAAATCAGCTATAAGATGTGATCTACCTAATGTTTATAATACGCCATATTATTTTAAATGTGGTACTAACAATCCTTTGAAAAATTTTGGGAATGAAAATAAATATAACTGTTGTCATGGCCAATTTTTAAGAAAAAGAGATGGGAAATTTATCACAAAAAATTCTAGAGGTGGTGGATTAGGTGATATTTCATATCCCAGAAATCAACTTGGGAGATGGAATCAATCAATTACTAATACAAAATTATT